GTGTTAGTAATTTTCATGGAGGTCCAGAGCAAATCTTTCGTACAATGTTTAAACGTACAAATTTAAAGAGAGTTGAGGAAAGAGTTGAAAAAATGACAAAAAAAGAGCTTGATGATATGTTTGATTGGTTTCCTGCAGATGTTGTTGAATGGGATAAGTCTTTACGAGCATCTGACATGGCTTATGTTGTTTTAAAAATGTATTTAAAAATTAATTGGCACGCTGCTTTAAAAGCAGGTATGGGTCATTTTAATTATATTTATTCATTGTTTATGTACTTTCAAAGGTGGTTTATTGGCAATTTGATTTCTTTATCTACTGATAAAAGTGTTCCATTGTTGTGCTTTTTGGGAACCATGCCTAGTGGTACCTATTTAACTGCCTATGGTAATAGTGAAGCAAATAATTATAAAGCAACTAAATTACAATGGTTGTTGATTGATGCATATGTTCGTTTAGGTGGATCTTATGATGATTTAGAACTTGGTAGCATGTTAATGTTTTTATCTTATGGAGATGATTTAATTTTAGCTATGTTAAAATCTGTTAGACAGAAAATGGGTATAACTGATAGGATTTTTCAAGCGTTTGTTAAACTTGCTTATAGGATGCAATTTAAAGATGAATTTATTTCAAAAAAATTTTTTACTGAATTGGTTGGTACACAACCAAAGGAATTACAAGTGCAATTTTTAAAAAATTATTTTGTACTAGAGGGGGAAAGTGTTTATACATTTAGAGAAAACAAAGACATAATTCCAAAGGTTTTTGTTTCGGCTCAGAATATTTCATCTACTATTCAGGCTTGTGTACGTAGTATAGGTATTGCTTATTGTTGTGGTAAAAATCTTGAAGCTTATGAAGTTGTTAAAGGTTTATATGATAGAATGAAACCAGATTTTAAAGTAATTGTTGATCAAAAAACAATGAATATGACTAAAATTAGCTTTAAAGTTGCTGGTATAATGAAGGATCTTGTTAATCATGCTTTAGATTTTTTCCAAGTCATGTTCATATATTGTCTAAGCAGATAATGTCTTGGAAAGAAAAAAATAATATTGATGTTGGTGATGAGGTATATATGGAGCAACATGGCTTCAATAATTGTTAGTTTCAGTTCGTTGTAGTGGTTTTAGGCTAAGGCTTTCCACTTTTAAAATTTTTTATATTTTTATTTTTAAATAGATTAATGTAGGTGTTGACAGTCCAGAGTATTTTCCAGACTTATGGCTGCTAGCTAGAATGAAAAAAGATGACATCCTTTATTTCTATTGTGTGCTATTGACTTATTGTAATCGTATTGTAGTAATTAGGGTCACACACTAAAAAC